GATATACTCCTGATTACTTACAAGGAAATCCTCAGCGGTTAGTTGAAGTGATGGGAATGGGCAAAACACCGCTGAAATTAAAATTAGAAAAAATATCTGCGTTGTCCTGGTGGGACCACTCGGGAATGGACTTATACTTTTGGATCTGGTCATCAACCCGACAGAATTTCGCTACTCTTAAATACAGCGAAATGTTAAATGTCATCAACAAAGAAGATGCACCGTTAGGGAAATTTCCCGAGGGCAAAGCTTACTTTTCTATAAGCTCAAAGCTATTGCCCTGGGACGATGGATGATAAATTAGATTCTGAATTATTTTTTGAAGCGTTAAGGGACTACAAGTTTCCGTCGTTACGGCCACAACGAACCCGTGTAGCTGTAACCGACACAGAATGGTACAAGGCCATACGCCTGTACCACATCCCCGAAACTGAGATGGAAGCTCTGATGAGCGCCGCACCGTTCGAGGAGCCTTCCTCTTCCTGGGAATCCGTCTACAGGGACGACGGTGACCTAATGGATGCAGTCGAAGAGGTCTTTGAGGCGTTGGACGACGACCAGCAGTGGCTATACCACATGCTGGTTGATGTGGGCCTGTCTCTAAGGTTCGTAGCGATTGTCATGGGCATCCCTAAGACAACGATGGCACGCAGACGGGATGAGCTAGCCACCCTCATTCGACGTAACCTTCTAAAACATGAAGCTGTTTGGAGAAAGCTGAAAGACTAATCTTCCAAATCTGATCGTGCCTTTATGCAGCTAGCGAGGAAACTACTGAATCCCTGTAACCAGTTCATCAAACTGGTCAGGGCTATCAGGTTTCCATCGGTTGCATCATCCCAAGCATCCAAGAGTTCTGTTACTTCTTGTTCCGAGAAAGTAAGGAGAACCCCCAGATCTTGTCCCAACCATTGGGCATGAGTGCCGTCGGTCATGTCGAGAGTTCCGCGTGTCTCTAATAAGGTCATTTCGATCTCTTCTTCGATCTCCATGCCTTCTTCCGCCATCCAGTTTGCCCAGATGTCATCAAGACCTTCGGAATCCTCCACAGGGATCACCTATCTATTAAGCGTTGCTTTGCCAGAGATTTTACTGCCGCTATGCCAGCAGCGGCAGCAGCAGCCCCCGCAGCTTTCATGCTGGACACATCGGTAACGACCATGACTGCGAGCCCCGCTTCGACGGCTGTCCAGACAGATCTTTCGATCCAGTCTGTCCAGTCAAACGGTTTCTTTGCTGAACCTTCAGTCATTTCACTTCCCGAAAGGGCGTCCGCCCTGATTTTGATTACCTAGTGCCGTAGAACGTAGATAAGCGGCGTCGCGCTTAGCTTGCGTTCCCATGCTCTGAGCGTTGTCGGCAGAAGAAGAGTCCTTCCACTGCTTGCTGTCTTTAGGCATTTCTACCTCACTTCCTATAATAGGGCAACTTTGGCCCACTTATGCAAATAAAATATCCCAAGTCTGTACTCCTACTACCCCATCGACCGTTAAGAATCCAAACTTCTTTTGAAATTCTTTAACGGCAGTAGCAGTTCTCTTGCCATATACTCCATCAATTCCCCCTGGCTCGTAACCTAGATCAGAGAGTCGTTCCTGAACTGCTCTCACAGCCGCCCCACGGCTCCTACGGCGAACGGAGAGAGGCGAATGGGATACCTCCCCCTTAAGACCATCTAAGTGCGCTGTAATGGACGCCCAGTCGATCTTGGCCCAATCTCCTTCATCGACGGACATCCCTGCACGAAGCCAGTCATAAAGCCAAACACCAGGGCAACTTGAATTGCCCAAGTCTCGATGTCCTTTGACCCAAAGCCCATTATCGTACCGCCCTTGAATATCGTTCACGAGAGCTTTGATCGAAACCAAAGCCTCGTTCCCTACACGAGAAGCACCCCAACCTGTATAACAAATAGATTCGCTGCGACTGTTCCACCCCCGAGTAGCACCAGACTGAATCCCAGGGCCACGGCCCTCGTAGATTACACCTCGCTCATCAACCAACCAGTTGTAAGCTATCGCATTCCATCCCTTAGAATCCATGTGATAGCGCTCATACTGCTTGACAGCAGCAACACCTTTAGGGCCATTCTTCACACCGCTATGATGCAAAACAATCCCTTTGATACGCCACTTCTTCAGCTTCGTGAAAGGCTGCTTCGGAGGTCGGGCTTCCCAACCCGACCGAGAAATAATGGTCAGAGCCACGTCAGACTCGCCTTGTCTCGATATCCAAGACATCACGGAAATCGTTAGCGAAACTCGTGTTATCCCGAATAAGTTGAGACTGCTTCTCCCACGCATCGTTCGTGCGGAAACCGCCCCCAAACATCGTAGATATCCAAGTCTGCGCTAAACGTCTTTGTTTCGCTGACTCATTAGGTAGAAGCCTCCGCATACGACCCAGAACAGGAGAGAACTGATCCACAGCATAAATATCATTGTCACGCATCATCCATGTTCCATCGTTGGCCTTCTTCGCTTTCCCCAATGCCTGAAGAGCGGGCATCATCCCAGGGATCTTACCCCAACTCGGAACCTGCTGGTACCTGCCACTGAACGGAATATCAGCAAACGACTGTTTCTTCGCCCAAATTTCGACAGGCATCTTGATCCACGGGAACGCTGACTCCAACGGAACACGAATCGGAGATGTCGGTTCCTTAGCGAACGTAGCCAAATTCTTGAACGGAAGATCAGGCATAGCATAAATCCGTCCACCCCTAATCCCAGGGACCTTAAATGGCATCCTGATACCCAGGTTCTCACCAAAGTAGTCAGGAACCAAACCCTCCTGAGGTGAATGAAGCTCCAACTCTTTCTTCGCTCGAAGCAAATTCGCCCACGCCTCGGGACGTTTACCCATCGACTCCAACAACACAGGAATCACATTCTTCTGCCAGGTATAGAAAGGAATCACATCTTTGATGTGGCGCTCCGTCTTAGTCAGATCAGAATAATCGAAATGGTATTTGTTGATCTGCCGTAAAGCGTCAACAGTATTGCCGCCCTTAGAAATCGTATCGAACCCAATGGCAGCACGAAGCATGAACTCTGCACGTTCGTTCTGCATCCTCACCCCAGCAAACCCCTTGAAGTCTGCACTCAGCGGACTCCACCTACTCGCTGGATCAGAAGCAGCCATTCCAAAGCCAGACCTATGTTTCACAACCTGTTCGCCAGCTTCAGCCGTTATCGTAGCTCGCTGATACGGGGCAAGACTTCCACCTACAGCACCCCCAATTTCAGACCATGACTGACCAGAACCAACCGCACCGCTCTCCAAAAGCTCACTGAACATCTGGAAATCATGGGGATTAGCTTTGCGCGCTCCCCCCAAACCAGCAATCCCTTCAAGAGGGATGCGAGTATCGCCCATAGCTAAGATGCGGGCACCTTCCAAAACGTTTCCGTTGGCACCCTGCACCCGAGAAGCAGCTTTAGCCATACCAACGATCTTGCTGTGAGTACCCATCTCGACACCCGCAATAGCAGAGTTCAACCACAGACCACCCATGAGGTTACGCAAGATGAACCCTGGAGTGCTAACAGCTTGGGCTTTCCACCAGTTCGCAACCGCACGATACTGTGCACGGAACTTAGTCACCTCTCCGAAGTCTGCCAGCTTAGCCCCAGCCGTAATAGCAGCCTCCATCGTTTCCATAGCCGCTGGACTTAAACCGCCAACCGCATAGTTCGTTCCACCAGGAGTAAGACGCTTCTCTAAATTCATGTACGAGTTCATAAAGTTGCTTTGAGTTTCCCCGTAAGCATCCAAAAAGTTTCCGTAGGTAGCCCGACTTTTCATCACAGCAACAATGGCCTCATCATCGGTAGCCGCAGTCCGTAACCAATCATCCACACTACCCGAAGTTCTCAACTGTTGAACCTCAGCCTGAATCTGAAGTTGCTGAGCTTGCTGCGCTGCTCGCTCAATCCAAATCTCAGAACGAATATCATCCAACTCGGCTTGCTTCAAATCGACCCGTTGTTCCGCAGCAATTATCCTGTCCTTAACTGCCCCCGCATTCTCGGCAGCCTCATCAATCTTTGACTGCACCCTGTTGTAAACCTTCAGAAGATGCGCCATTTTATCTTCGATATCAGTCACAATATGGGGAACAGTCTGACCCCTGGAAGTAAAGTAACCTATCCGCTCAGTGTCGAACTGTTTCCACGGCATATCATCTTCGACGTTGCGGACGATACGTTGCAGGTCATCTTTGAATGCGCGAGGACCTAAACGAGTCTCAGGTGACACCACTCCCTCAAAGGCTTCTTTCCTACCCTTTTTCTGACCCTTAATCGTTTTCTTTGACTGAACTTGCTTTGGTCCACGAGTCTTAACAACACGACTCTGCTGATCGACGTAGCGTCTAGCTATCGTCGCATCATCAAGACCCAACTCCTGCCCAACATCATAAATCGTTCGCTGCGTACCATCAGGATTCCGCCAAATCTTCCTTGAGGCAGCAGGCCAAGCACTAGCCTCACCCTTCACCCTAGGTGGAGCCTGCTCCACAAGCTCATAAAACCAGTGCCTCGTCCCCTGCTGTGCGTCGTTATACGCACGCAAACGAGCAATCTCATCCTGCAACCCAATAACAGCTTCAGAACCATCAAGTTCTCGGGTCAACCCCCGAATATAGTCCTCAGCGTCATCAATCTCCCTACCAACTATGAGAGCCTCAGCATCAAGCTGATTGGAAAGCCGACCCATCTTCTGCACACGATTAACCCACTGCTGCCCAGACTTCGTTCTCCACAAAGGCGAATCCTTAGGAACCTGAACTTCCCGAACAAAATACTTTCCCCCATACCGCCCGTTCGGCAACCTATCTTGAGTCTTCACATACCCAAGCTCGCCATATACGTCATCTAAAGCCTCACCCAAATCATCATAAATTTTGCTGCCGCCCGCCATTGGGTGACCAGCCTCAAGCCCCTCCCCTGTAATCTGCCAACCCAACTTCCCGTCAGCAGTAGGAGAAATGTAACGGTCAACATGAAACGTTTCATTAGGAGTTTGAACGGTATGGCGTGTCGTAGGGGGCGTGGAGAGCGCCATTTCGCTCGGAGCCCACTCGTCACGCAGAACAGGTTCTTCCCCAGTAGCAAACCGTCCAGCCTCACGCCGCTGCTTCTGCGCCGTCTGAGGCTGCTTAGTAGTACGCACATCACGGAGACTTTCAGCCCTCTCAGGAGACATCTTCCGAGTCTGCTGCAACGTCGTTCTCGGTCCCGCCATCCGTGTAGTCGTATAAGAGATCGGATACTTCGGGTTGTTGATATCGTCAGTCAATTTGACGACCTGTTTCATAACCACGACTTCGTCGCTGTTCTCCATACCTCGCATCAACCCACGATTGAAAGCAGTAAAGACCTCTTCTAACTCGCTGATCTCCCTGTCAAGTTTCGTAAGGAAACGAGCAATCTGGACATCATCCATTTCGGCAGCAACCTGCCAAGACTGAGTTCCACCAGGTGCCCCCATAGCCGTCGCCTGATCCGTAGCGGTTTGCAACTGCCGTTGAACCTGCCGCAACAACGACAAACGCTGTTGCGCTGGTTCAATCACCGAAATAACTTCCTGCGCAACCTTTCCAGCGATAGGTGTGGTCGCATTAGCAGCATCGAACGTCCCGTTAGCGATCTGGACGATTACAGCCCGAGCCTCATCTGTAAGCTCCGTAACCCCGAGAGCTTCCTCTAAACCGTTAGCGATCTTGCTGATCTCACGACCCTCATTGTTCAATCGAACCAGAAGGTTCTGGATACCAACTAACTCTTCTTCTTGTCCAGGGCGAGACTGAACAGCGGTACGTCGGGCCTTCTCGACAGCACCCCTGCCTCTCCCCAATCTCTTCTGCCACTTGACGCTATTGTTCTGAGCTTTCTCAACTAAATCCTGGGCACCTTGCGCCACATCACGCTGAAACCTCACACCGCCTTTAACTGCTGTGGCTCGGTTAATTATACCAGCGTGAACATTTTCGTTAAACCAGCGTTGATGGCGGACACGACGACTCAGGTCACGCCCGTATCGGGCTGTGACCTCCCAAAAATCTTGCTTAAACATATTTTGGAAATCGGAACCTAACTCTTGACTCCGCTTCCCGATATCGACCATCTGCTCCTGAATACCCCAACCCTTCGGATGGTCTTTAGGCAATACAAGATCTTCACCAAGAAATTTGCTCGTTTGACCTTTCTGCATCCCGTAAATCCGCTGTTGCAAAGGACTACCTTTGATTCGCCCAGATTCAGGAAGAGGCGCTTGCCACGAATTCCTATTCCCTCCCGTAATCTGAGCCGCAGGCACATCTAAATCAAGATAACTAGCCGCATAAAACTCGTCAATCATCTCACCAATGGACCCGTATGGTTCTTCACCCTCACCAAGAGCAGCATTGAATTTTTGCCTAGCGCTCTCCCAAAATTCTTGAGCTGTTTTTTGAGCTTTAGCTGTGCTGGAGTTTACGCTTCCTATCCCCGAAGCAACTAGCTGCTGTGGAGTCATCTCTTCCGCAGGCACCGTACGACTCAACACCATCAGATCCTCAGGAGTGAGTGCTGTTCCCCCGCCAGCCACAATCTGTGAGTTGATCTGCTCAATTCCCTCCCTAGTTCTTGCGGCAGCCATCCCAAATTCGACATCGAATCCACGCTGAGCAGTTTTAGCGACATCCAGATTGTCCCAACTCTGCATAAAGACAAGCATTTCGCCATCAGTAAGTTTGCTGCCATCAGTAGCAAACCCCCTAGAAGCCATCTTCAAATGATTAGCGTCGCCACCTAAAGCCAAAGCAACATTTCGGAGATACGGGGTCTTAGCAATAGCAGTGTTGAAAAGTCTGCCAGGACCCATTGCGAATGTACGACCGATCTTTGCGCTTCCCTTCCCAAGGGTGAACCCAATATCGACAGCCATACTGCCAGCCAGCTTCGCTGCCTGAAGAACCGCGTCATCAACTTTCTTTACAGATTTACCTTCCTTCAACAGTTTCATGGCATCAAAAACCTTCTCCTGGTTCTTGAGGCCTCTAGCTGAAGTGCTGGCAAGATCAAAAGCAACATCATCTATCAGATACTTAGGTATCTGCTTTATTCGCCTCGCATTCGCCCAAGCACTGAATCTTCCCCCCGTGAGCTTATTCAACCCAGGTTCAATGATCTTTCTCCCAAGGCGACCTGTCCCAGGTGCGGTGAAGCCCATCCCCTTCGGATTCAAACCAATTTCTGCAAGCTCATCGCCACCAGCCAGAACCGAACGGTTCTTGCTAACGCGAAGAGAAGCGGCGTTCAACTTTTGGGCTTTAGCAAAATCTCCAGCTTTGTCAGCGACCTTAGCGGCTTCGCGAAGAGCTTTACTTGTTTTATTCCAGTTCCCCAAACGGGCTGCCGCACCAGCACCACCCGTCAAATACGTCAACGGATCAAGCGCTATATCGAAAGGCAAACCAATAGCTATATCCCAGGCAGTGCCCGTACCCCAGCCCTCATCCTGCATGAACTGACCAACCATGTAGTTGTCAGAAGTCTGATTCCACCAGTCAGTCGGAGAGAACCCTTCCCCCTGCAACAAGTCAGTCATTTCTTTCGCAGTAGAAACCAAAGCAGCACGAGGGGTATCAACAATGTCAATAAGTTTCCCGATAGGTCCCAGGAAACCGCCGCCCCCCTTAGGGCGAGGCGCAGGCACCTGAACGTCGATACCCCAAATGTTAGAAGAATCACCACTCGGGGCAGAAAAATCTGGGCTCAGATCTATATGCCCAGAATCAGGTGATAGATCTATACCTTTCGGCGATGAGATCGCCGTGAGCATATCGTTTCTGTCGGCCATAATTTCCTATCAGGCGTCGCCAGAGTGCATCTTCAAATATGTTTCCAAAACCTGTTGCAATTCGGCAGGACTCGAATAGAACGCATCCATCGGTTGCAGACCCTCAGGCTGAATCTGCATACCTCCCCAAGGACGAGTGTTATCAGGAATCTGGGGGATCATTGGGGTGCGAGCAAACAGATCGTCAGTAATCCCCACCGTGTCTGCTGCCTGCCATAGTTGCGAACTGGTGTTCGTAGCCTTAGCAAGAACAGCGTAGGCATTAAACGCAGCAGCAGAAGCAGCTTCAGCTTGCTGATTAGCGGCATCCATAGCCATGCTCGCCTGCTCGACACCTATCTTATTCATCACCAATTCTCGGTCGATTGCCTGCAAGTTCGACTTCAGTTGAAGATTCGCTTGCAACCCCAACTGGGAAACGGTATTGGCAAGATTACGAGCCTCAGACTGCATACCCTGATTAACTCGGGCACCCGCCATGCCATGCGCCATCTTCATAATGGAACCCATCTCGTTTGCAAACCGAGCACCGCTCTGAGCTTGCGAAACCAACAAAGCAGCAGTCTCAGCGCCAGCCCCTGCCGTCCAACGTTGAGGATTGATACCCCATTGACCTAGACGGGCATCCGCAGCTTCCTGCGTATCCGCCATACCGTCAATAGCATCTTGGAACTCTAACTCAAAGTTGAGATCGTTAGTCTCATCTCGCCGTTCAGTCTCAGCAAATATGTCATCCATCTGAGTATTAATTGTTGCGGTATCTTGGAATATCTGGTTAGCGCGGGTGCCTTCTTGTTCTCCCAGATACTCCTTAATGGTATTGAAGTAGGAGTTCGCAGCGCCAGTATCACCTTTATGTAGCTCGCTATACAAACCTAAAAGGTCAGCCCAAGGATCATAAGGCTCTGGCGCATCGGTAGCGGTACCCACAGTCTCTGGACCATAAGGATCAGAACTTCCTGTCTTACCTCTGAAGCGTTGCATCTGTTCAGCTTCGAGATTCGGCAGTCTGAAACGTCCTAACCGATTCGGTTCATAATCTCCAGCCGATGCCGCTATGTCAGCTAAACCCAGTACCGCAGAATCTTGCATTCTGGGGTCCCGAGCTTCCCAAGCCTCGGTGTTTCCCCACTGCTGAGGGCTATCCTCCCATTCGGCGATAAGTTCGTCTAGCGTCTTGGGAGCTTTAGGGACTTGAGGCCCGTCGCCTAGAGATGAGAATGTTGCGGGATCAGAAAGATCTTTGCCTGGACCGAATGGGTCATGTCCTGCTTGGTGAACCATACTAAGTCCTTTTCACAATGCTTTGGATTAGAGCATCCATCCAATTCTGGCCCGACTCATTCAACACATTTCTCCCCACAGGGTTATAGCCACCCTCTAAACCAGGAACAGTAACATTCGCTGCCTTCGCAGCCGAATCCAAAGCACCCTGAATGGCGTTCTCCCTGATCGTTTCATCAAACGCGTAACCTGAACTCCGATCAGCGAAGTTGAGATCCTGCAACACCCGCTGCAATTTGTGACGTTGATTCGTTTCGTCACGAATAACCTGACCCTCGAACTCACCCATGCCACGATCAAACCCGCCGCTATTAAGCATCCCCTTCTGATTAAAACTCCCAGGAATCCCTCGCCGCAGACGATCCGCTTGACGACGGTACTTGTCTAACGCCAAAGCAAAATCTTCAAGAGTACGGGAACGCTGCAACTCAGTAGCATTCATCGAACCACGCATCTTAACTAAAGCAGCCTGAAGAGTTCTGAGATCACCAAATTGGGCACCCCCAGACATTAGATCTTCTTCTATCACATCAAGCGTGGAATTATTCTCACTAGGACCAGTGCCCAGAGGAGCAGGACCAGTAGGAGCAGCAGCAGCAGTAGTAGAACCAGCAACCCAGCCAGGAACTCCACCAAGAAGTTCCTGATCCCCCATCTGACCCTGAAGGCCAAAATGATCGCGGAGCATGTTCTTTCTATCGTTATCTTCCCACAACTTGCTTTTGGTGTTGGCGACACCACCAACACCAAAGTTCCTTGCATCAAAATCTCTAGCTAACCTAGCCTCATCAAGTTCCCTAATACGATAAGGATCAGGCTTTGGAGCAAGCCGATGGCTCCAATGAGTTGCAGGCCCGAACTGTCCAGTCAAACCCTCAAGCGAACCAAAGTTCTCGAACGCATTTTGCCCTCTCCCCGTAAAGGGAGTATCAACCTTAGGGGCGTCACGCTCCCCAGCATCAAGAACATACGGAGCAGAAGGCTTGGGAGTAATACCCTCAAGGTTTGGCATACCCGTTCCCCTACGAGCTTTAACCCTGTTAGCTATCTGCGGATCTAATGATCGTACAGCCACCGTAACCTCCTACCTTAGGGCTCTTTCGTCCCGCAACAACAATCGCAAGTACATTGAGCGTCCTCAAGCTGCTTGATGTGAACTCGCATTAAAGCGATTTCCCATTCAAGCTGCCCACGCTCACTCAAAGAAGCAATAACTTCTTCGATACCCACATCAGCACTCATGCTGGATCTGGGGCACCGCTAGGTGGCAAAGGCGCAGCACTCATCGCATCAATTTCAGCTTCACTTAAACCAAGGGCAGCAAGTTTCTCACGAGCCGAAACTCTGGCTACTTCAGTAGCAGCCATAGCATCCGCTGTCCTGGCTGAGTCCTCCGCTGATTGAGCCTGCATTGCCTTTGAATGATCCCATTCCTCATCAGTCAAAGGTCTTTCTGTCTGAATGCCAGTACTAGCATCAATCTCAATCGCTATTGGACGTTCTTCTTCTGCCATAATCATTTCCTATCTAGTTCGGTTCGATGTTTCGAGATCCCCAACGGTAACAAGAGAAAGTTGACCCTGCTGCCCAGCCAGCCCCATTGTAAAGCTGAAACTGATAAGGCGTCCCCGTCGCAGGACCACCTGTTGAAACTCCGCCCGTGAGGAAGTTGTTCATCATGTAGTTGACCCCTGAACTTACACCTATCGTTGAGCCGTAAGGCATATTTCCGCTACTCTTAATCGTGATCGTTGGGGTGTAGGTATTCCCGTTGTAAACCCAGTCGATGAATCCTGTGTCAAAAAATTGGGAACCTTCGGCAAGAGAAGCATTTGGGGTTGGAGTATCGACGAAGCTGTATCTGTTGGTGCCATCCCCGTAGTAGCTACACATCCACTGCGCTCCAGGCTGGCTCTGAGACTGCGACTGCCACCAACTAGAGCTACCGTTATTGTTTGATTGCTGGGTTTCAGAAAAATGGATGCCAGAGCGATCCCAGGAAGAGCCTGTAGATTGAGAATCCATACAGTAGGGATAGCTGCCGTAACCTGGATTGCCGTTTGAGGCAGAGTCACTTGCGGCCCTAAAAAAAATTCGGAAATGATTCGCCCACATCGCTGTCCCTGCACTGCCTTCGGTAACCGTCGACGCAGAAGCAGTGTTACCGACGTAATAGCCGCCACTACTATTTGTCGAAGTTACATTGTTGAAATATAGGTGCGACGCCCAAGTAATGACTTTGATTGTTCCCACATGGAAAACGGGTCCGAATTCGGCCATTACCAGCCCTCCCCTGATCCAACATATCCTCGCAGTTGAAACATTGTGCCTTCTTCCCAATAGGGTGCTGTGCCTGCTTGCGTGCCTTGAGCCACCAATCCGACCCTCACCGCTCCGATCGGTCCACGCCCCACATCGCGAGTACTAGTGTTTCTTTGAGTATCCAAACCCACAAGTCCTTGTGTTATACGCATATTGGCATTGGAGTAGTCAGAACCAGTTCCCCCCCACCAAAACATCCTTTTTGTGTAACCGCTGGCAGGTCCAACAACTATTCCCGTCCAGTTCATTCCACGATAATTAGACGGAGATGCCGACCCGAACGCAACTACATTTTTCCCAAAAAACTGCTCATCGCCAGCGGCACCTGCCGTAGTTCCACGGCTTACCGTTTGGGCTGTGGTGTAGTTGCCGTAGGAGTGAGCGTAGGAATGGAGGTAGTTGCCTTTAACATCCGCTGCCCCACCAGGTTGAGTCGCATCCCATGTATTAAACATTTCGATACTCATAATCTGCCAAGCACCGAGCGTTGCATCTGTTCCATCTACGCTAAATGTTCCAGCTACAGAAAATTCGAGAACATCATAAGCGGTAGGTACCCCAGTGAAGGTAACCGAGGTGGTATTCGTAACCCCAGCAGCAACAACGCTGTTGACTAGTAAAACAACTTTGTCACTCATACAAGTCCTCCAAACCCGAAGAACATCACCCTGTTGTAACTGCTGGAGCCATTTCCATAGTTTGTGAACATATTCATGTCTGTAAACGCAGGGCCACCCTTTTCTACCCCTATACCTTCATACGCCGTAGCGTAACTCGTCTGGTTACCAGAACCCATGTAACCCGACCAGTAAAACGGTTTCTTTACACCTGCCTGCGAATAATTGTATATGTCAAGGACCATATGCATGCCCCAGTTCGAGTACCCAGAAGGGTAATGAGTGAAAGACCCATTGGAACTAGTGGTTTGGAAGGAGCTACTGCCTGAGGACCAACCGTTGTAATAATTGTAATATGATGCATAGTTCGCGGCTGGGGTGCTACCGCTCGAACTACCGCTATTCCAATAGACATACCCAGTGCCCGTGTACGTTGACTGCTGGCTATTGTGGAGCACAACTCTCAGGTTACGGTGAGTTTGAGGAATATTACTCATTAAGTAATATCCGCCACATTCAAATGATGCGAAAGCCTTATAGTCCATCAGAGGGTTCATCGCTTCAGAAGAAGCGATAGAACCCACACCCATTCGGGCAGCAGTCGTTACACCAGCCATTAGCTCAACAGTCCCGCCGCAACCCAAAGATCAGTGTCACACTTGGTGAGAACAGCTTGACCATACTGGCCAGTGATATTCAGCGCAGCGTTGTACGAGTAGATGGTTACGCCAGCGCCAGCAGTCAACGTGACCTGCCCTGCACCGTAGTTCACAACCGTGACCGTTACCCCAATATCGAAAGCGACACTGGAGTTAGGTGGCACCGTCAACACGGTTGCCGCAGCGTTATTCATTTTGAGAAGTTTGCCAGCATCCCCACCAACCAACGTGTAAGCGGTACCTGTTTGTTCGTTAATGGTGAACTTGTCGGTGCCAGCAAGCTCCGCATACGCTTGCGAATTCCATGCGGTCGTGCCGTCACCAATCTTGTACAGCATGGTGTCAGTTTCCATCCCCAACTCGCCCAAAGCGAGTGTCGGGTTGGCGCTAGTCCAGTTGGCAGCGGTATCTCGACGAAGTTGTATTTGAACAGCCATTATATTCCTTGTGCGTTTC